TGAAAGAACAAAAAGCTATCAAAGAAGATAGAAAACGCAGACAACAAATGAAGGTTAAATAATGTCAAGAATCAAAGAAGACATAAAAGCAAGAGAAAATAGAGAAATTTTTCAACGTTATGCAGAAGCTAGAAGAGATTGGGATGTTGAAGCTAGAGATGCAATAGATTTTACACTAGGGAATCACTATACAGCAGAAGAGTCAGAAGTATTACAATCTGTAGGTCAAGCAGATTTCACTATTGATAGAATCTATGCTGCTATAGATAAACTAAAATCTCTTATGACATCAAGACCTGTAAAGTTTGGTGTTACTGCTAGAGAAGATTCAGATACGAAATTAGCTAATGTTTGGAGAACGTTATTAGAATATATCTATGATATATCAGATGGGCAGCATCACTTCAAACAAGCTGTACACGATTATGCAACTGCTGGTATTGGTTATTTTTATGCATATGTAGAACCAGAAGCAGATTATGGTAGAGGAGAAGTTATGTTTACTCATGTCAATCCATTCAGAGTGTACGTAGACCCTGCTTCTAGAGACAGGTATTTTAAAGATGCTGCAAACATTTTGATGTCTACCATCTTAACAAGAGAACAATTATTAGATTTATATCCAGATGTAGAAGAGTTTCTACCAAATATTGAAACACACAATATGTCTGACTATTATGATGATTATCCTGACTCGCAGCAGAAAAACTCACAGAATGTATTTACACCTGCTGAAGTAGAAGATAAAGATTATGAGAATACCATAACACAACGTTATCGTATTATTGAACGTTTCAGCAAAGTAAGAGTTCCTTATTATAGAGTAGCTGACCAACAAAACAATACTGAAACAATTATGAGTGCAGAAGCATTTGAAATGTTTATAGCTGAAAATGAAGCTAAATTCAATAACAATACTTATGCTTTTGTAGAAATACCACAAACGAGAATTAAAGTTACAGCATCATTAGGACAAGTCCTTCTATATGAAACTATATTGGACACTGATACTTATCCTATCGTTCCTATACCAAATATATGGACTAATACACCATATCCTAAATCAGATGTGAATAAAGTTAAAGATATGCAGAGACTACTTAATAAATTATTCTCTCTTGCATTGTCTCATGCTCAAACTTCTGCTGGTCTAAAACTATTAGTACCACAAGGAAGTGTGGAAAGTATTTCACAACTTGAGAAAGATTGGGCTAATCCTAATGCTGTAATAGAATATGACCCAAGCTATGGAGAACCACATTTTCCTTCTCCACAACCTTTAACAAGTCAGTTTTATGCTCTTATCAATCAAGTAGAGCGTTATATTGACTTAAACTTCGGAGTTCCTGAGCTATTACAGGGGTTCAAAGAAGGTGCACCTCAAAGTGTACGTGGCACAATGCTACTAGCACAAATGGGAGAAGGTCGTGGTGCTTCTAAGTTGCGTGACATTGAAATGGCATTGCAACAGCTTGGGAAAGTATTATATCAAATGTCTAAAGAACATTACACATTTGAAAAGAAATTTAGAATCGTACAACCAAACAATGATATTACACAGTTTGCTATTAACAATAGATTGTATGATGATAAAACAAAAGAATTGGTCAAAATAGAAAATGATATTACTTCAGGACAGTTTGATGTTCGTGTTGTTTCAGGTTCAACAATGCCTAATAACAAACACGCTGAATATCAAATGTATCTAGAAGCATATCAGTTAGGATTGATTGATAGAACCGAAGCGTTAAAGAAAACAGAAATCTTTGACAAAGAAGGTGTCTTGCAACGTACTGGCGAAGTACAAAGAATGCAAGCTATTATTAGTCAATTACAAGACCAAATAAAACTTCTATCTGGAGATTTACAAACTGCCCAGAGAGAGTCTATGTCTGACAGAAAACGTGTTGAGGTACAGAAATTTAAATCTGAACTTAATAAAGTGGTTACTGGAGCAAAGGCTCAACAGAAAGTAAATACAGAGAGAACCAAACGTCAACAAGAACAACAGGTGCAGGCTGGAATAAATTCATTACTGTCAGAAGATATTGGTGAACAATAAACAGCACATCGGAAGGAAAATAAAATGAGTGACGAATATATAAATGAAAATGAAACTTTAGAAGGTTCTGAAACTTCTGAAAATAATGACTTAAGTGAGCCAGAGATTCAACAGGATTTGAGTTCTGACGTACCAAAAGAAGATGAGGTACGTAAATTCCAGTCTATGTATGATAAAGCTCAGGCTGAGTTAGACAAAGTAAGACCAGTAGCAAAACTATTTCAGGATAATCCTGAACTGGTAGACGTTGTTAGAGACCACTTAACAGGGGGTAAAGGACAGGACAAAGAGCAAATACAAATAAATGAAGAGGAATTTAATCCTTGGGATGCGTATACAAATCCAAATAGCAAATCGTATCAATTAAGACGAAAAGAGATTGACGATGCTGTTAGCTCAAGAATGAGAGACTATATGGGTCGCTTAGAAGCACAGCGTCAAGTGGACACTCTTAAATTAAGAGCACAAACTGAATACAAGATGTCTGAAGCTGATGCAAATGACTTTGTAGATTTTGTTACAAAACCTAAAGAACAACTTCCTTTAGATACACTGTTTAACGTATGGAATACAAATAAAAACGGTTTACCACAAGTAAATCAAAATATTGAAAGCGTAAAGCGAGCACAACAAAGACCTAAGTCAGCTGGTTTAGTTCAAGGTGGACAACCTCCTAAAACATCTGATGAAGATAATATGTGGTCCAATATTTTGAAAGCTGGTAATACACGCTCTATACGTGGCAGTATTGTAAAAAAATAAAACGTAAAGGGGAATTAAAATGGCAATAACAAGTGGACAACTTAAAGCTAGTAATCTAACTGCTTCCACTACAGCTACTGGTGCTGCTGGCACTGGTGTTGCTCCTGACCAAAGAAGACTGTTTAACTTCAGCGACAGAATCGCTGAATTAGCACCTGAAGAATCACCATTCTTCGTGTACTTATCAAAAACAGCTAAACTTCCTACTGACGATTCTTTGTTCCGTTATCTTGAAGATAGGTCAAAGATTAGTTACACAAGTAGAGAGTTCTTCATTGATGGAGCTGTAGGAACTGTAGTAGCAGGTACAGATTACACAATAACTGTAGATGATAATGCATCATCGCCAGCATCTATTGACTTCTTAGTTAAAGGTATGGTAATTGCAGTTAGAACTGTTGGAGCAGCAGACACAGCAGGATATGGAAATGCAATCTTAAGAGTAGAAACAGCACCTGTAGATAACGGTGCAGATACTACTTTCCAAGCTAAATGTATTTCTGTTTCAGGCGTTTCTGGTTCTGACAGCATTGCTGATGATGACAGATGTCAAATCATCGGTTCAGCTTATGGAGAAGGTACTGGGTCACCAGACGTATTCTCAGAAGGCATTGATGATGGATTTGGATATACTCAAATCTTCAAAACTGCTGCAGAGATTACAAACACTGCATACGCAACTCAACTTCGTGGATATTCTAACGAATTTGAAAGAGTGCTAGCTATGAAAATGAGAGAGCACAAAATTGATATTGAAAGAGCTATGCTTTTTAACCAAAAAGCAAGAGTAAATGGCATTCAATATTCTGAAGGTCTAGTAGGACACATTATTAAAAACAGCACTTTTAAAGGTGGTACAGATAGTTTAGAATATGTATCAGGTAAAGCTTATGCTAAAACTTATGCAACATCTGAATTAACTTATGACGCTTTATTAGGCGACTTTGAAGTACTATTTGACCCAGCAAGAGGTGGAAGTAACGAAAGATTAGCATTAGCTTCTCTTCCTGTAATTTCTTACTTCAACAAAATGGGTAGTGGTAGTTTCTCAGATGTGTCAACTGCTTCAACTCAGTATCAAATGAACATGGATGAATTATCAGGACAGTTTGGTCACCAGTTAATGGAAATCAACACTATCCACGGTTCTGTATACATGGTTAAAGAACCATTATTCAGAGGTCATTCATCTGGTTTAATGTTGATGGCTGATATGAGCAAATTATACTACAGACCATTGATTGGTAACGGTGTTAATAGAGATACTCAAGTTATGACTAACGTTCAAAACGCTGATGAAGACTTGAGAAAAGACATGATTCTTACTGAAGCAGGTCTTGAGGTATGTTTACCAGAATCTCATTACTTAATCAATGTGGAAGGAGTATAACATGGCTAGAGCAAGAGTACTAGAATCAAACTCAGGTGCATTTAATAAAAATGTACATGGATTAGTTGTTGTACAAGATACAACAACAACACGTGCTTTGGTTGCTGACCAAAGTGGTTCGTTAGTTATCCTAAGAGCAACAGGTGGAGCTACAAATGTAAATCTTCCTGCTGCTTCAGGTAACGAAGGTGTATACTATGAGTTCATGGTTAATGAAGCTCTAGATGGAATCGTAACTATCCAAGCTAAGGATGGTACTGATTTCTTCTTAGGAACTGTATTTGACGGTGAAACTGCAACTCCTGCAAACGTCGCTTTTGACGGAGCAGCAGACGATGAGTTAATCATCGCTTCTGGTGCAGCAGCAGGTGAAGTATACATTAAATGCGTAAGTGATGGAAACAACTGGTTAGTTGTTGGTAACGCAGCAGATGTATCAGATATATCAGCTGGTCAAGCATCAAGTAACGTATAACAGTTAAGCTACTGGGGAGGGCGTTTAAACGCTCTCCCAAACAGCTAAAAGAATTTTAAATAATAGGAGATAACATGGCAGTATATAACGCAAATGTAAAAGTAATTATTAACGATTTAAGCACTAAAGCAGACAGTGAGTCTGGTTCTTTAGCTAATGACATTAAAACTTTTGTAAACACTTTAGATAGCGACAGTAATACAATTATTTCAACTGAAGCTGTAAAGCTTGATGCTACTAGAGTTGCATATATAATTCTTTATAAATAATGGCTAAGTGTCAGCATTGTAGTAAACCAAACCCAGAAGGTATGTTTAACTGTCCTTCTTGTGGTGAACGTGCACATCCACCTAAGTGGAGCACGCAATTTGTTATGAGAGATACTCCTATGGCAAGAGCGATTAGAACTGACCAAATAGACTTTGGTTCTAAAAGTATGGGAGACCATATAGAGCAAGTGCAGAAAAAAAATGCGAAAGCAAGAGAAAAGAAGATGAACTCACTGATTAAGTGGAATTAAATTATAGGGAGAAAAAACTAT